CGCCACGACGGCCCTCGCGTTGCTGCTTTCTTCAAAGGCTTCCTCGCTGAAGAGGCTGCCTACCGAGGTCCCGCAAGTAGCGAGACGCCCGCCTCACCGGCCGGCAAAGTCTCGCTAGAGAGCTTCGCGGCACCGGGCAGAGCCAAGACTGCGGCAGCGTCCGTCGCTCCCGCTGAGAAGCCAATCATCACGTCCGCTCAAATCTCACGGTTCTACGCCGATTGCGCCGCTGGGCGTTACAACGGCCGGGACGAGGAGAAGCTGAAGTTCGAGAAGGCGATCTTCGAGGCTCAGCGAGAAGGGCGGATAAAATAAAACTCTTCTCTCTTGGAGGCCCACATGCCTTTTCCTAATGCTGGCGCGGGTACGACGCCGCCGATCTATCCGTCGGGTTCGACGGGCAACGGCCTGCAGGCTGCAGGCTTTATTCCTGAAATCTGGTCCGGCAAGCTCGTAGAAAAGTTCTACGCGGCGACCGTTCTTTCTGCGATCTCGAACACCGACTACGAAGGCGAGATCAAGGATAAGGGCGACAAGGTCAAAATCCGCACGAAGCCGACCATTTCGATCAAGAACTACCGCGCTGACGGCGATCTCGAAGTCGAGCGTCCGGTTGGTTCGATCGTTGAGCTCAACATCGATCAGGGCAAATACTTCAACCTGATCCTCGACGACGTCATGGAAGTCCAGTCGGACCTTAACCTGATGTCGATGTGGGCTGACGACGCGTCGGAGCAGTTCAAGATCACGGTCGACACGGACGTCCTCAAGGGCATCGTCGGTGGCGCTGTCGCCGCCAACCGTGGCGCGACGGCCGGCGCGATCTCTGGCGACATCAACCTCGGCGTCACGAGCTCGGGTCCGCTTGCGGTCACCGCCGCTCCGGCGGCCAGCAAGGTCGACGTCCTCGACATGATCCTGCGTCTGGGTCAGGTCCTTGACGAGCAGAACATTCCCGAGACCGGCCGCTGGCTGATTGTCCCGACGTGGGTTGCGACGCTCATCAAGAAGTCCGAGCTCCGTCAGGCTTACCTGTCGGGCGATGCGACCACGATGCTGCGCAACGGCCGCCTCGGCATGGTCGATCGCTTCACCCTCTACGTCTCCAACCTGCTCCCGTCCGGCGTCGCTGGCGGTCTGGCGGCTGGCGAGACGGTGGTGTTTGCCGGCCACTCGCACGGCCTCACCTTCGCTTCGCAGTTCACCAAGATGGAGACGCTGCGTTCGGAGCGCACCTTCGGTCAGCTCGTGCGCGGCCTGCAGGTCTACGGCTACAAGGTCGTCGACGGCAAGGCGCTCGCGCAGGCGGTCATCACCAAGGGCTAATGATTTTTTGGGGGGCGTTCGCGCCCCCCGATTACCCATGGGGTAACCAATGCCAGCGCTAGACACGGTCGCAGATTACATCGCTGACGCTCGTGTCCTCCTGCAGGATACGGTCGAGCCCTATCGATATTCCAGCGCCGAGCTGGTCGAGAACCTCAACTTGGGGCTGCTCGAGATGCGCCGGCTGCGGCCGGATGTCATGATGTCGACGTTCCGCACGTCGATCCCGAAATACACCACCACGAACACTTCCACGACGAACGTCGTGTGCGACGTCCAATATCGGATGGCGCTGCTCTATTACATCTGCGGGCAGGCGCAGTTGCGCGACGCTGAAGACGTGCAGGATGCACGCTCGCTCGCGTTTCTGAACAGGTTCACGGCGCAGATGCTGACGTTGGGGGCGTAACATGGCCGGCCTCGAACTCAATCGTCTGGTCGACAACCTCCGCGTCAACCTGCCCGGCGCAACGGACGCGGCGATCAGGCTCGAGCTCTTCAACGCTCTGACGGACTTTTTCCAAGGTTCGAATGCGTGGCGCGAGGACATCCCGCTGCAAGTTACTTCCGGGGTAACGTCCTACGATATTACGCCGACTGGTCCGGCCAAGGTCGTCCAGCTCATGGGCGTCGTCGACGCCAACAAGTTTCCTGTGAACGCACAGATCGGCCTGATCTCCGGTCAGTTGGAACTCAACGAGACGCCCTCCACGAGCGCCGTTTACACCGCGCAGGTCGTCCTCACGGTTGCCGATCCGATCGACCGCGAGGGTTATCCCGTGTTTCCGGTCTGGGTGCTTAGTTTCTACAACAACGGAATTATGAGCGGCGTTCTCGCCCGCATGATGGCACAGCCGGCCAAGCCCTACTCAAACGCTCAGATGGCGCTCTACCACCAACGCGTTTTCGCTTCCACGATCGCCAACGCACGCGTCGAGGCCAATCGCGGGTTCACTTACGGCTCGCAGAGATGGCGGTTCCCGCAGCAGTTCAGCCGCCGCAAGACGTATCGATAGGAGCTTGGGAAAATGTCTAAAGGCAATACATTTGAAAATGACCTGTTGAAGCTGATTTTCAACGGGACGCCGATTTCTGCTTTGGCCGACAACGCCGCGTCCGGGCCGCTCACGAACCTACACGTCTCGCTGCACACTGCCGATCCGGGTGAAGGCGGCGATCAGACGACGTCGGAAGCCAGCTACACCGGCTATGCGCGCGTCGCGGTCGCCCGTTCGACGAGTGGGTGGGTCGTCACCAACAACAGCGTTTCGCCGGCGGCGATCATCAGCTTCCCGCCTTGCACTGGCGGCACGTCGACCGTGACCCACTTTGCGGTCGGAACAGCGGCCAGCGGTGCAGGCAAGGTTCTCTACAAGGGCGCCGTCTCGCCGACAGTCAGCGTCGCGTCTGGCGTTACGCCGCAGCTCACGACGTCCTCGACCATCACGGAAGACTAATTACCTCGAGGGGTAGCCAAAGGTCATGCCCTATAGAATTGCCAATCGCGTGCAGGTCACGGTCTCCGCCGCGCCGGGGACCGGCACGATCTCGCTCGGTTCAGCGATCTCAGGCTTCCAGACGTTTGCGGGCGCTGGCGTCGCAAACGGCGACACCGTCCCCTACCTCATCGAGGACGGCGTCGCTTGGGAGCTCGGCGTTGGCACCTACTCCTCGACGGGTCCGACCCTCGCCCGCACGACGATCATCGCGTCGTCGAACAGCGGCTCGGCGATCAACGTCAGCGCAAACGCGCTTGTGATGGTTTCGCCGAACCAGAACGACCTCAACTTCAACATGCCGAATAATGCGTCGGCGACGAATAGCGTCGACGTTCGCGCTCCTCTTTTCTACGACAGCAATAACACCGGCTACTACGTCGACCCGGCGAGCACGTCGAACCTAAACGCGCTGGTCACTAATACGTTGAAGATCAGCTCGACATCAGATCAGATGTTCACGCTGAATACGCCCGACACTTGGGCGTATATGGGCTTTGCCGTCTCCGATGTTCGAAAGGCGTATTTTGGGCTCGATAATTCCAACAACGTGATGATCGGTTCGGATGTCAGTGGAATTGTCTACACCACGGGTAGTAGTCATTTCCTCGCGGCCGGGTCTTCTCGTTCTCCGCTCTTCTACGACAGCAACAATACTGCTTATTACGTCGATCCGGCGAGCGGATCAGTCTTAAATACGGCGACCTTTGCTGGCTTACACACGATCGATGTAAACGGTATTGCTGTAAGGACTGGGGGCGGCAACTACGGGCTGAGAATTTATCCCGGCGGCGGTAGTAGCGCCACTCTCGGTGTTTTGCAGTTTACTAATGCGGCGCAGAATGCACAGTGGGGAACGCTTTATTTTAACGGGGCCGAAGCAGGCGTCGGCACTGATACCGCTGTGCCGTTTTATCTTCGCACCAATGGCGCAACTAGACTGACGATTGACAGTTCCGGCGCTGCTGTTTTTAGCGTCGACGCCCGCGCACCGCTCTTCTACGACAGCAACAACACCGGCTATTATGTTGATCCGGCGAGTACGTCGAACCTGAATGGTCTGACGGTTGCCGCGACGATCACTGGCAGCGTTAGCGGCACGGCGCAGCAGCTCAATGGTGTTAGCCATACGGAAATTCCTAACGGCAATAACGGCTGGGGCGTCAACTGGGGCGGCGTGACCGACATGAGCACGGCTCATAAGTCGGGTTGGTATTCGGCATATAACCCATCAAACGCGCCGTCGACGACTTATTGGACGTGGATGAACGTCAACGGTCATACCGGCGGCGACATGTATGGCTGGCAGTTGGCGTCCCAATACTGGGGGACCGCGCTCTGGTTTAGAAAAAAAGAAGCGGGAGTAGGCACTGCGAACTGGCAGACATGGCGACAGGTCGTCCTTGCCGGCGTATCAGTTGCCAACCTAATTCAGTCCGACGCTTCTGTTCGCGCGCCGATCTTCTACGACAGCAACGACACCAACTACTACGCTGACCTGAACAGTTGGTGCCGACTGAACGCTATTAACGTCAACTCGATCCAGTCGCAGGATAATTGGTGGCTATCTGGCGACGGCAACGCTCGCATGTTGTGGGCATCGGGTAGTCACAATTATTACCGCTCTTGGAACTTGCACGTTTTCAGAAACTCCGGCAACGGCGATACGCATTACCTTGCAGGTAATGGCGATATATGGACTTCGATGTGGGGCGACTGGGTAACAAGCCAGTGGCGCACGGGGATTTTATACGACTATAATAACACGGCGCGTTACGTTGATCCGAACGTCACAACTTTGCTCGAGGATTGTAGAGCAAGCGTTTTTTATGATGTCTACGATACAGCCTATTACATTCAAGGAAGGTCGGTATCATTCCTAAACGATCTGCGAACCAACATTCTCTATGATCGTAACGACACTGGTTATTATTTCGACAATGCAACAACAAGGCTTAATAACCTAGTAGTTGTTGGAACGGGCGGAAAAACATTAATCCAAACATTGACAGCATCAAACTCTGCATCGCTGGCGACAACCAACTGCTTTTCGACAGCATACAAATACTACATGGTAGTGTTTAATAATCTTCTTGCCGCTACAGGCAACACTGCCATGTATATGAGACTCTATATTTCTGGAGCATATCAGGCTTCAAACTATAGAACTTATACTTTCGCATTTAACATTGGCGGTTCAGCAGGATACGCGCCAACGACATACATCGATATAAGCGGGTCCACTAGAAACAGAATAACATCTGGAGATGGGTATGTTGCGCATATGATAGTTTTTAATCCGGGGGCGTCAATAAAAACCCGTCTTCAAGGCCATTATAATGTTTACGACTGGAATATT